GACGAAACTGACGGGTGACCAGATGAGCAAAATGGAGGTTACAGCGAACGTGACGAGCGCAAAAATTGACGTAACGAAATTGACGGACGAACAACTGAAAGCACTATCGGAGATAGAGACAAATGAAGATTGAGAGCATTGACATAGAGATGATTGAACAAGCGAGGGCAGAAAGATGTCGTCGCTCGTTTTTTTATTTCGTTCAATCTTTTTGGGATGTGATAATCAAGGAAGAGCCAGTTTGGAATTGGCATATTGAGTATTTGTGCGAGGAGTTGCAAAAGCTGTCTTGGTATGTGGTGAACAGACAGCCAAAGCCGTATGACGTCATTATCAACATCCCACCCGGCACGTCGAAAAGTACGATTATTTCGATTATGCTACCAGCTTGGCTGTGGACTATCGCCCCGTGGGTGAAGGTCATCTCTAACTCCTATTCGGGTGATTTGTCAATTGAACTTTCCATCAAGTCAAAGGATATTGTAACAAGCGACAAGTACAGGCGTTATTTCCCGAATGTGATGCTGAGAAAGGACAAGAGCGGAAAGCAACACTATGAGACAACAGAGGGCGGGTTCCGCTACGCAACGTCAACGGGAGCGACAATCACGGGTTACCACGCGCATATAATCCTCAACGATGACCCAGTCAACCCGAAACAGGCGAACAGCGACCAGATGCGAGTGACAGCGAACGAACACACGAAGACACTTGCGTCACGTAAGGTCAACAAAGAGAACACCCCGACAATAACAATCATGCAGAGACTACACGAAGAGGATGTGACGGGGTATCTGTTGAAGAAGAAAGCCGACAAAATACGGCATATATGTTTGCCAGCTGAGGTGAGCGAGAGAGTGTCACCGCCAGAACTGAAAGAAAGGTATGTCGACGGATTGTTAGACCCGATACGACTTAACAGGTTTGTACTTGAAGAAGCAAGGATAGATCTAGGCTCTTTGCAGTATGCAGGACAGATGGGGCAGTCTCCAGTTGTTGAGGGTGGTAATATCTTCAAGCGTGACTGGTTCAAGGTCGTGACGATGCAGGAGTTTAGAGCAAGACGTTTCCAGGAACCCGTGCATTTCTATCTTGACACAGCATACAACAAGAAAAAGGCAGGAAGGGATAACGACCCATCCGGAATTATGGGAGCTTGCAGGATAGGCAACGATATGTATATTGTCAAGGCTCAGAAGATGTACAAGGAGATGCCCGACTTGCTGAAAATACTGCCCGAATTTATGGTCGCCAATTCCGGAGACTTGAACAAAAGCAAATTATGCGTTGAGCCGAAATCGTGCGGTGAATCAGTCGTGCAGATGTTTGAGCAATATTCGTCTATGAACGTCAAAAGGACACCATGCCCGACAGACAGCAAGGAGACAAGGGCGATGTCCGTTTCTCCACGTGTCGAGTGCGGACGTGTGTATATTGTCGAGGGTGATTGGAATGCTGAGTTTCTGGACGAGTGTTGCGGGTTCCCGAATACACCGCACGATGAGTTTGTTGATATTCTCGGATATGCAATCAATGATTTGCTAGACACGGAGCAATACGATTTCAGCGGACTTGACAAGTCATTCTTTGGTTTGTAATATTTTTGTATTTTTGTCGCAATTAATCAATTAAATAGAACGGACATGATAATTACAGACGTATTCAGGAACTATGTCAATTCAATGCTTGGACGCAATCAAGAGTTTGAGCAGTTGTTGGCGAGCAAGGATATAGATTCGGTTTTGTCGCAGATGCAGAGCCGAAAAAGCGACGCATACAACGCGCTGAAGGAGTACAACCCGAATGAGCATGATGTGATGAAGAGACCGCCAAAAATCAAGCGAGACAAGGAGGGGAATGTGGTAGGCAATCCCGTCGAGGTGGCAAAACTCCCTATCGCCTACCAATCGTACATAAATGAGATTGCGTTGGTATTCCTTTTCGGTCAACCCGTAAAGTGGTTGCAGAACAGCGAGGAGACGGACGATGCTTTCAAAGCGTTCACCGATGTAGTCAAAAGAACACGTTTCAACTCGCGTATAAGGGAGTGCAAGCGAATAGCAGGGGCAGAGACTGAATCGGCTATGCTTTTCCGTGTCTTTAAGAACAGCGAGGGGAAAGCGGATGTGCAGATTCGTGTCTTGGCTAACTCGAAAAATGACGAGATATACACAAAGTGGGATATTTACGAGAATCTAACCGCTTTTGCGTGGGGTTATTGGGCAAAAGAGGGCAACGAATCAACCTATCATATCGAGTTCTACACACCCGATAAGATTTACCATTGTAAGAAATTGCAGGTCGGTTGGGATGTGGTGGAGGAAATCAATCTCGTTGGCAAAATCCCAGTCATCTATTATCGACAAGAAAAAGAGTGGGCAGGGGTTGAGCAATTGATCAAGCGAGAAGAGTTTATAGCGTCACGAACAGCGGACACAAACGACTATTTCGCTAACCCAATAGCCGTGATTTCCGCTGACATTGTTAATAATATGCCCGAAAAGGAGGAGACGGGCAAACTTCTAATCACCAACGGTGACCACAGTGTCAATGAAGCTGTCAAGTATCTGACGTGGGATTCAGCACCCGAAAGCAAAAGGCAGGAGATAGAGTGGTTGCAAAACCAAATCATGTCAAGGACGTTCACACCAAACATCACACTTGACACACTCAAATCATTGTCTAACCTAAGCGGAAAGGCTTTGCGAACGGTTATGCTGTTGGCAGACATAAAGGCGAACAGACGAAAGGAGATATACGATGAACTGCTTGACAGAACATCATCACTAATCATCTCAATCATCGGCAACGTGCTTGATATTCGGCTGAAAGCGATGTGCGACAAACTGATAGTCGACCATGAATTCCAAGAGCCGTTTGGTGAGGATGTTGAGGCTACAATCGCCAACATAACACGTTCAGTAGACAGCGGAATGATGAGTCAAGAAACAGCGGTGGAGATGAATCCTCTTGTCAAAGATTCAATCAAGGAAATCAACCGCCTTAACGGAGAAGAGGAGAAGAAGAAACAGGATGATGACGATGTGTTCAAGGCGATGGCTAATATGGTATAATGGCAAAGAAGAATAACAACATATTCAGTCGTTCGGAAAGAGAGAACAAAGCGAGTGCGGCACGAAGTAAGGCTTATGCCGAAAGTGTCCGTCGTATGTTCTCGCAGACCGTAACCGACATCTTAGAGACGTTGAAAATGTACCCCGACATTACGGACTGGGAAATGTTCAGCTTTGACGCTCAATCAATCCGTGTACAAAAGGAGGTTGAGCGTCTCCTTCGTCGTCTCTCTGCATCCGTCACACTCGCAACGGAGGAGGATATAAAGATTGAGTGGGGTTTGGCTAACGACAGCGTGGACGCGCTGATTGAATCCGTTGTTGGTAAAAAGGTATTGAGAGACCCGAACTTCAAGTCATGGACGAACCGCAACGCACAGGCGATGGACGCATTCATTAGCCGAAAGCACGGCATTATGACACTCAAAGACCGCATTTGGCAGACTACACGGCAGTTGAGGGAAGAGATGGAAGTGGCTTTGACGGTTTCGATTGGCGAGGGAAAGAGCGCCGCACAGATGAGCCGTGAAGTGAAGAAGTATCTCAACGACCCCGATTTGATGTTCAGGCGATTCCGTTATAAGATTGGTGAGGACGAGGGCGGTAATCCCATCTACGGCAGAAAGTGGAAGAAACTTGTCAAGGACGAGGACGGACGCAAGCATTGGATTGACTACGACAAGGATTCCTACAAGGTCGGACGTGGAATGTACAAGTCAGCGACAAAGAACGCAATGCGAGTGACACGCACGGAGACGAATATGGCATACAGACGTAGCGACCAGACGAGGTGGCGAAATCTTGACTTCATCATCGGCTACCATATCGAGCCAAGCCACAGCCATGACGAACCCGACATTTGCGATCAGCTGAAAGGCGATTACCCAAAGGATTTTGAGTGGAGCGGTTGGCACCCTAGCTGTTTATGTGTGTCAACTCCTATCCTAATGGACGAGGACGAATTTATCAAAATGCAGAAAGCAAGGGCAAGGGGCGAGGAGTACAAACCTCCTAAACAAATCACCGACTATCCAGAGAATTTCAAGCAATGGTGCAGAGAGAACAAAGACAAGATAAAAGACGCAAGAAAACGTGGAAAAGAGCCGTATTTCGTTCGTGATAACAATAAAGGTAGTAAAAGACACGACAAAGGGAGAGGAGTGAAAATTTAAAGATTTTTGTAAAATTTTTCTTGATTTGCTTGCATATATGAAATAAAAGCAATATGTTTGTAGTGTAATTAAGAAACAGAGATAATAACAATTAAAAAATAACGACTATGGAAACATTAAATATCATCTGGACAATGGAGATTATGGATACAGTTTATTACGCTGAGAAGTTGAGAAAAGGACAGAAAATCGGAATTAAAAGAGAATCTGGCATTTATGTAATCACAAAGACAAAGCGTAATGAGTTCACTCTTACAAAGGATAATGAATTGATTTCCACAGGTAACGCAATAAGAGTTGCAGGTGACATCGAATGGAAAAACGAATCGTTCGCACGTCTTCTTGAACAGGAAAAGAAAAACGCAAAAAGATGCGCTGAAATCTTGGCTAAAGACCCAGAGCATTTTACAAGAATTAACGTGATTTACGCTTAATTAAAAGTAATACTAACCAGTGGGGAGCAATCCCTGCGGTTATGCTGACATAGCGGACAATTTTGTTCTATAACAGCTACAGACATAGAACAACAAAAGGGTACGGCTAACAAACCGTGCCCTTTTTTCTTTGATACAACACTCCACAAAAAAAAAAATTGTAGCTCAACACAACACACGAAAGAAAAAACATTTATATTTGTCGCAAACGAACTGAAATATTTTTTCATGAAACAAAAATTTTTGGAAATCTTGAAAGACAAAGTCAAGGATTTTGGACTTTCGGAAAAGGCAATCGATGAACTTGTAGAGATGAGCATCGAGGGACTTACAGCGGAATCATCGGTCGAGGATTTCACAAACAATGCGGAAAAACTTGTGCCATTTGCAAAAATGATGCAAAGGGAAATTACAAGAAAAACCTCAAAAAAAACAATCGACCCCAAGCCATCGGAAGGAGAGGGCAAAAAAGGCGAGGGAGACGGCAAAGGCGATGAAATGCCAGCGTGGGCAAAGGCATTGCAGGAAAGCGTCGACGCATTGACGAAAGAAAATGCGGAGCTGAAAGCAAGCGCTAAGGCAAACGAGAGAAAACAGGCAATCACAGCCAAAGCTAAAGAACTAGGCATTCCTTCTTACTTAGTAGAGAAGATGGCATTCGCAGACGATGCTGACATCAATGCGGAGCTAACGGACTTGAAACAGAAGATGGTGACAGAGAATCTGTTGCCGAAGAATGCCGTAATCGAGAAGGGCACGGAAGAAGCCAAGATGAAGGAGGACGCAGACTCTTGGGCAAAGAACCTACCCGACAAATAAATAACCCTTAAACAATTAAAACAATGGCAGTAGAATTTAACAAGACCTCGCATGAGGGAAACAACCCCGATTTTTGGAGGGGTGAAGCAAAGATTTTGCCAGGCGGATTCATTCTTGGGCAGACATTGCCAGTAGGTTCGGTGGTGCGTCGTGGCACACCGCTGTACATCGAGGATGAGCCAAACCGCAAGGCTTATATCTGCAAATCAGCTGACGTGACTGACGGTTCGGACGCTGACGCATTGCAGGTTGCGAAAGGTCACTTTTTCGCAGTTGGCGACAAAGTGACAACAGCAGGAGACACAACAAGCAATGGAACACCTAAATCAATCACAGCTATCGACACTTCAAACGCAGGATATGACGTGCTATCATTGTCGGGTGACATCACAGGATTGTCAAACAACAAAGGCACAATCGTAGAGGCAGGAGGAATATGGGGAACAAACTTGGGCAAGTCCAAATATGAGCCTAACGCAGTTGTTGGTTCGGATGCTGAAATCGACGGCAGAGGTGTTGCGTCTGTGGATGTGGCATTCGAAGGTGTCGTGTTGCGTAATATGGTGAAAGCACCTATCGCATCAATCTGGCTAACGGGTGGTATCTCAATGAAGAACAACCACTCTATCAAGTTCATCATTCAGTAAAGAAAGGAGAGTGAATTATGGCAAATTTTGAATTTTCATCAATCTTCGGAGAATTGACGAAGAATACACAGATTCGCTTCGATGCGGCGACAAGACTTAACAAGAGCCTTGTCGACAACGTTCTTATCGAGCGATTCCTAGACTGGGATATGCCTACGCACGGATTGAATTTCGACGAAATTATCGGTCAGTATAACGTGTCTATTGCAGCGCCTACAATCGGAGACAACTCAAAGGAGCCGATTATGGGTACTGAGGGATTGCAGACAATGGCAGGAAAGGTGTTCAACCACGCTTTGTCAAAGCCAATGACAATCCAGACTTACCGTAAGATTTTGCAGATTCTCGATTCTAAGAGCATCACAGACGACGCAAAGAAACAGCAGTTAATCAACCTAATGTGGGGTGATGTAACATCTGTTGTGTCTGCCGTGTATGGCAAGTTGGATATGATTTTCTTGCAGGCTATCTCTAACGAGGGTGTTGCGACACTTGACGGAACAACAAACCCCGAAGGTATCCCAGTGACAATCGACTACAAACAGCCAGCCGGTAACATCGCAAAAAGCACGGGCAATGACGAGTGGAAGGACGCAAACATTGCAACGGTCGATTGCTTTAAGCAGATTATGTCGATTGTTGACACAGCATCGGAGAAGGTCAAGTTCGGTAAGATTCTAATCTCACCAGCTTTGTTCTCTTACTTCTGTCGCGCAACAAAGACACGTCAGCTCATCCACGGCACAAACGATTCTTCAAAGATTGTGCAGTTGAGCGACGTAAACAGCTATATGCAGTCAAACGACCTTCCAACATTCGAGATTATCCGCAGACAGGTACGCATCCAAGACGGCACTTCACGCACTCCTTACACTCCATTTAATGGGAAGAATCTTGTGTTCATTCCAGATTGCAAGTTGGGAGTTATCAAGAACGCATACGCTAACAACGAGTTGAGACCGGAGCCAAACGTGGCTTACTCAAATTACGGTCGTATTCGTGTTTCACAGTGGGGTGTTGGCGAGACACAGGGTTCTAACGGTGTCGAGTACACAAAGGCAGAAAGCCTTTCTGTTCCATTAATTACAGAGATGAACGGAATCTACACTCTTAAAGCCAAGTCGTGATGGATAACCTTACAGCAACCTCATACCTATGCACCGCAATCTGTTCGTCGTTCTATCCAGACGACAGGGCGGTAGAGATAGCGATATTCAACGCTAATATGTTGGCAACAGACGAGGCAATACCGCGCGACCCTAACATCTTCAAGATAGCCGTTTCGCTTGTGCGTGGCTATGTTGAGAGTTCACGCAGTGAGGGCGGTGTTTCGGTCGGTGTCAGCCGTGAAGCGATTGAGGACGCAATAAAGGCTTGGGCAAAGGATTATGGGGTTGATGAGGAAGAGATAGCGTTGAAGCCTAAGACTATCGAAAATGGCTCTCTAATGTGGTAATTTTCATTTTTTTCTCTTAATAGGTATGCAGACAAACGGAATCATTACACCGTCTTTCATTAACGAGGAGACGAACGAATACGGAGAAATCACCGCAAGTGCAATAGCTTGGGGTTTATCCGCTCGCTGTGCTATCGTCACCAACACGGACAACCGATTAGGTAAGTATGAGGACGGTGAGTTTCGGATGTCTGCATACACCGTCTATATAGACGCACGTTCACCGCTTTTTGTCAAGTTGGAGACAGGAGCGGGCGAGACGTTGGCAAATGAGGATTGGAGGGAAATCATCGTCAAAGGGGAGTATCTCAATTTTAACCGTGTGAGACTTGAAAGACACAGTGAGGACTTGGGAGAGAAACGTGTGCAGTCGTGCGAGTATTTCCCACGAATGGGACGAATTGTAATGCGTGTTGCGTGATGGCTCTAGAGATTAATTCTTCGCAGTTGCAGAACCTTATGGCATCCGTTGCTGGCGACATTGAGATGTTGAAAGACATCGTCATTAAGAATCTTGCGTTCATAGGTGAAACAGCCGTGAAACGTGCGAGGGATGTTGGCAACTATGAGGATAGGACGGGCAATCTCCGCTCATCAATCGGCTATCTTCTCGTCTATAACGGACGAACGATATACGAAGGTGGGCAGAAAGCCGTGAGCGGTAAGATTGGCGACGGAACGGACGGAGTGGCAACATCACAATCATTGCTCGACCGCATTAAAGGCGAACTGCCAAGCGACAGAGTTGTTCTTGTCGTTACAGCAGGAATGAGTTATGCGTGGTACGTCGAGAACGTGCATCACCGTGATGTTCTTGCGTCGGCAGAGCTAGAAGCAGACAGACTTGTGAAAAAACTTTTTGAAACTGACTGATTATGGCGATAAAAACAGAAAGTGCAATCGAGAGGGATTTCTTGCAGTTGCTAAAAGATAGCAGTTTAGCAAGCGAGTTGCGTGGCAAAATCTACCGTGATGAGATGAGACCAGCGGACGCAAAGACGGAAGATATAGTCTTTAAGTTCATTGCAGGTACTGATGCACAGATTCAAGAGGGGATTGTAGTTGTGAATATCTACGTCCCAGATTTGAAAAGGAGCGGAGGAAGAGCGGTGAAGGATTTCTCACGAATAGACGCATTGCAGGAGGAGGCGATAAAGCTGACGGACAACAGCACACATTCGAGCGAGTACAGGCTGACAACGGACGGAAGCATGACAACAATTCCCATAGAGGGGATTGAACAGCACATGATTGTGTTGAGGTTACGTTTCCGCAGGCTATCGGATTAACACGTAGAACGAACTGAAATATGGCGAGTGGAAAGACACCCTTTAAGGTTGGCAGGTGAAACCCTAACTTTTTAAGTTAAACTTAATAACTGAAATATTATGAATACACTATCTTGGGGTAAGTGTCAAATTGACATGATAAACAGCGTTAGCGGCGCACCCGTAACTGGCGAATGGACTACACTCCCAACTCCGAAGGAGGGAACAACAAGCCTTGAACAGCAGGAGGGCGAAGTGACGGAGGCAAAGGAAGAGGGCGGAGCAGTCGTTGACAGACGAGTGGGAGCACCTACGGGAGTTTTGACTTTCCAGCTTTTCCAAAAAAAGGGCGAGACAATCCCTATCACACACCACGACGGACAAGTGGAGGGAGAAAAGGCATTCCGTGTTATTCCAGTTGAGGACAAGGCCTGCCATGGCGTTCAGCTTGACAGGTGCAGAGTTACGGTTGCAATGTCGTATTCAACCGCCGACGGTATCCTTTACACCGTCAAATGCGCGGTGTTGAAGCCAGCCACAGGCGATATGATTAAGCTCTACACTGTGCCGACACAGGGAGGGGGCGGTGAGTAATACTTTTTACCTTTTGTTTGTTAAATGTTTGAATTGGGAGGGGGTGGACTTGTTTCACTCCCTTTTTAATTAGAAAGAGTATGGGAATAGAAAAGAAAGTTGCTGACGCAGTATTGCAACGCACACAAGAAATCAAATTACACGGTATCACGTTCACCGTCACACAACCGACACTCGCCACATTGATTGCGATTAGCGAGATGGTGGCAGACCTGCCCGATATGCCAGATGCTGAGAAGAACCCACTAACGATATTAAAAGACGTGAAGCAATGCCGAATCATCGGGGATATTATCGCCACTTTGATTTGCGGAGTGAAGAGAAGAAAATGGTATGATTTTGCCCACAAGTGGCGAAAAGAAAGGCTATCAAAGTGGATTGTGGATAATTGCTCACCGAACGAGATTTGCTCGCTCCTAGGCGACATTATGGCTTGTATGCAGTTGGCTGATTTTTTCGTAGCTTCCGCTTCCCTGAAAGGGATGAGTGTGATAAGGGTAGCGGAGACAACAACAGCGTCTGGGCGGTAGTGGCTGGAATGGCTAAGAACTACACTTTGCCGATTGATGTTGTGCTGTACGATATGAGCGTCACGAACGTGCATATGTACAATGCCGTATTGCCGACGTACAGCGACAAGAGCAAGAAGAAAGGCAAGGGTGAGGTTATCAAAGCCGACGACCCGAAAAACAGAGACAAGATGATAGAAGCGATAAAACACTTTAATTCGTTGTAGAGATGGAAGATATAGACAAGATATTGGGGTTCAAGTACACACTTGACCTCAGCGACTTTGAAAAAGCACCCGACATAATCGCCAACGCGCTTAAAGAGATTGCGGACGATGCGAAAGCGGAGGGGAAGATCGCAGACATAGAGATGGCTAACTATGTCAAGAGGATGATTGAAGAGCGTGAGAATGTTATCTCACAGCTCTCACAGGCAATGGAGAAAGCCAAAGCCGACCTTGACAAGGCACGTCGTGAGTTAGTGTCAAATCCGAACCAAGAGACAGGAAAAGCCTTTCACGTTGCGACACAGAACGTGGAGACACTTTCGGATGCGATGCAAAGGGCAAAAAATGAGCTGCATGAGCTACAATCGGCAGAGAACGAATTGGCAGGAAACCGCTCACTCATCACGAAGATAAAAATCACGGCTCACAATATGGACTTGTACGGCAACACGATGAAGTTGTTGCCACAGCCTATCGCCAACGTTGTTAAGGCTATCGGTCCACTTGACGCAGCGTTGAAGAAACTGCTTACTAATCCCGTCGTGCTGACTATCGCAGCCGTTGTTGTTGCGTTGAAAGCACTTGGCGGGGTTGCGAAGGGGTTGTATTCGTATTTTGATTTCATGTCAGAACGATTCGACAGCTTTGCCTACATTCTCGGAACGGTCGAGGGTGCGGTGCGTAAGGTCGTGGAATCTTTCAAGGCTTTGATTTCAGCCGATTGGGAAAGCTTGGAATACAACCTAAAAACGATGTTTGACGGTGGAGACAGGGAGATTGAAAACCGACATGATAAAGTTGAGCAAGCCGAAAGAGACCATCAAATAACATTGAACAATATAGAGAATCACTGGCTGAGACGAAGAATAAACAACACGGCATTGAGTTATGATGAGAGATTGAAAGCCGACAAGAAATTCATGGAAAACCAAGTTGAAAATTTCCAACTTGGCAAAATGAAAATTGAGGATGAATACAAAGATTGGCTTAACAGCGTGGCTTTTTACGACGCAAAGTTAAACCCGACTGGCACAAAGAAAGACGTATCTCTTTTGTCGCTTGACGAGTTGGAGCAATACAAGAAATGGCAGGCAGCGTTTGCGGAAGCCGATTTCCAGATACAGAATGCGAGAGCCGAATCCCTAGACAGGCAGGCGAAAATCCGTGAACAGCAGTTCAACGAGGGGATGGCTGAATTGCAGAAGAGAGTGGAGATATGGCAGAAGGAAAAGCAGTTTCAGCGACAAGTGAGGGAGCAGATGGAGAGCGAGAACAGGAGACTGAAACAGCTTGCACAACAGACAGAAGACAGCGTCCTGCAATCGCAAATCAACGATATGGCAGAAGGCATCGAAAAAGCGAGCAAGCAAGCCGAATTAAAGGCAAAGCAATCGCTTGAACAGCTCAACAGCGCACTTTATGATGAGGCGAGAAAGTTGTATGAGAACGAGAAAGCGATATTTGAGGGCAATCCTGCCAACGAAGGAAAGATGTTCAAAGCCTTTGACTACTCAAAATACGAAAGCAGGGCAAGAAAGAACATCGGCTATGGCATCCGTGAAAGTCTCATATCGCATGAGGAAATGGAATCCATCCGCAAGGCTGTTGACGAGATAGCGAAAAAGGCGGTAGACGGAGCGACCAAGGTGGCGAAGGAAGCGGCAGATATTGAGACACGTCTGGAGACGCTGGCGAGCGAGAAAGCACCGCATTTCTTTGACGGAGAGTTCGCTCTTGGCATCCGTGAATATGCGTCCGAAATGGAGAAGATGAAGAGGTTGCAGGATGAGACAACGAAAGCGAACGAGGAGTTGATGAAACTAACCCGTGAAAGGTTGATGCTTGAAATGAAACTCAACGACGCAACGACGAATGAGGAGCGAGTGGCAGTGTCTAAGGAGATTGAGGAAAACACGGAGAAAACAAACAGTGCGTTGGCGCGTGCGAAGGAATTGGAGGACAAACTTTCTAAAAGCAGTGCAAACGTAAACAACGCATTCGAGAAGATAAAACAGAATGCATCAGCAATCGCTGACGGAATGTCACAAGTTGTGGAGCAGTTCAAGGGGATGAGCGACGAGGGAGACGAAGTTATCAATATGATGCAGGAGATGCTGTCTATTGTCGGCAAACTCGCAAGCGGTGACTATATCGGGGCAATCATACAAGTGATTGTCAAAGCCGCGCAAATGGTGGCTGATTTCTTCAAGTCGCAAAAGGAGATGGAGAGACTTAACAAGGAATGGCACGACAGCATGACAAAAATCTTCACAAGTGTAGCTGATGCGGTGTATGGTTACAAGCAAGCGTTGATTGACGCAAAATATGCGGAGGAAGAGTTGTGGTCAAACACCAATTTTGGAGCGATGCAAAAATCTTTGGAGCAGTTGACGGAAGCGGAGAAACGATTGAAGGAGATTCAAAAGCTCGCTAACGAAAGGCGAACGATTAAGGAAGTGATGTTTGGTACAGTACTTTTTGACCAATTGTGGGACAACGGAGCGGAGAGGATTGGCAAAAGTTATATGGTAAGACATGGCGGAGTACCACGCCAAGATTTCAGCGACACATATTACAACACGTTGGAGACTGGTTTCATAGATAAGAAAAGACGAGGGGTTTTGTTAAAGAACCTTTTGAATGAGAGGGATATGGAGCAGTTGTTTGATGATTTCGGCAATTTCAATCTGAAAGCATACAAAGCTCTTAAAGAGTATGCAACAGACGCATGGAACGGGCTTGCGGAAGTCGACAGACAGCAGTTGGACGCAATAGCCAAAGTCGCAGAAGAATATGAGAAATACAGGGGCGAACTGGCTAAAGAAATGGCAGAATGGTACGCACCGCTGTTGGATAATATGACGGACGCTTGGATGGAATGGTTAAGGACTGGCGAGGACGTAATGGATTCATTCAAGGACTATTCTTCCGAAACATTCCAAAAAATTCTCAAAGACGTGCTGAAGCAACAACTCTTCGAAACAGTGTTTGCCGAATTTGAATCCACGGCAACGAAAATGACAGCCGATTATATAGCCGGTGGATTAAGTAGTCAAGATTTTGCGTCACAACTCGCAAAGGAAACGGAGGTGTTGATGGAAGAGATGAATAAAAATTCAGAAGTCTTCAAAGAGCTGATGGAAAGTGTGGACGAACAATTCAAACAAATTGGTATCGACATCACAGGCGAGACGGCAGGACGCACCGCAGAAGCAGGACGCACCGCAGAAGCAAGGGGCATCGCAAGAGCATCACAGGAGAGTGTGGACGAGAACAACGCACGAATGGCGATGATTCAACAGCACACATACTCGATAAACGCAAATGTGATGCAACTGACAAACACGTCAGCACAGATGCTATTGCAGTTGCAGGGCATACGCTCCAACACGGACGAGTTGAGGAGACTTGAACACATAGAGAAAAGTTTGGCGAACATAGAAACTTATGGAGTGACAACGAAATGAGAACACAACTGACAGACATAACATTTACAGGCGGTGGAGTGACGGTGTCGCTCGCATCGCTTGGCTTGCACGTCGAACAGCACGGCTTGGAAAGCATCTTCACACTGCCATCGTACACGAATGTCAATTCGGTTGACTGGCAGGAGTATGACGGTGAGGACGTGGATTTCTCGACAGCTTCACTTTCTCCGTTGCCGTTACAGATAAAGGTATTCGGAGACACGTCGGCTGTTGATTCGCTTGTCGGCTCATTGCGACAGATTGGCAAAGACAAGGACATAGAGGTTGCTGTGAAGATAAAAGAAGGAACGTTCAACAACGCAATCACATTCACAACCAAATTCGACGGAGCGAAGAAAACAAAAGCCGTATCGTCGGGCAAGAAGATTGAATATTACGAGCTGACGGACGAGGACGACAACAATGTGACTGATGAAGACTATTCTTTGATTTTGGCTGGCGTTGCGAAGGGTAACAAGTCGCTGTCATTCGCCACCGTGTCGATTGTCCGCCATTCCAACGCTGAATATTACGGACTTCTTGCGGACAACACAAGGGATTGTGTCGGCATCCCTAATGTCGATTTTGTCGAGTATTATGATGAGTTTGAGCAGTACCCGTCGACGGAGAACAAGCTCACATTGCGACGATACAGCATACAGAACCGCACAGCGACGATGGTGAGTGAGTTTGAGTTCGAGAACACCAAGGTATTCTGCTATCCTCTGCAAGGCGTGGAGATAGGTTGCACGGACTACGAGCCAAGCAAGTCTCCGTTTACAATTCGGACGGAAAACATGGTTGGCGAGGTGATGCAGACAAAGAATAGCAACAAGAGACGGGCGAAGACAGTGCGTGTGCCTTTCCTTATTCGCTCGCATTCCGTTTCCGCTATCTTTCAGTTTCTCGGCACATATAAGCAGTATGTGCACAACACATTGAAGGGCGGTGATATGCTGTATCTGCATTGCGAGTATGGTGATTGGGCGGTTTATCCGACAGGTTGCTCCGTCACAAAGGCGTATATAAACGAGTTTCCGTGGGTGGAGCTTACACTCGAATACAGGGCGTACAAAAACGGCTTTGATTTCACAGCCACGACGGACGGAGAGGCGAAGGACAACCCAGAACCGCCACTACCACCAGCGCCCGAACCAACATTTGACCCTTACGAGGGGATTGACAAGACGGAATGGGAGGTGTGCGAATATGGCGTAACTAACAGCTATGACATACTCATTCCACTTCTTGTCTCTCCCGATAGCAACGAGACGCACGCACTTCAATATCCGTATGACCAGATACGAAGGGGAGCGAACACAGGCGCATCAAAAGGGTGGAGTGTGTATAACAAGTATATCAACCGCTATTCTGTCGGTTCTCTGTTGTTCGCTGTGAGAAACACCGTAACAACCACAACACAGCCATTCTACATGACGATGGTTTGCCTTCCGTGGTGTGTCGGCAACCTCTCGGACGCATTGGACGCATTCGCGCAATCGGCAACGTCACAAGGATGGGGGAAAACCAAACTAACACTTGTGGGAGTTGTGCAGGGTTGCGAGGTTGAGAGCAACACAATTTCAAACTGGAAGAGCGAGTTGCAACCGTCGCCAAAATACGGTGGAATAGTCGGAAGTGGCACGGTGAGGGTGCAATCTTCGGTGATGGATATTTACGAAGCGGACAAATTCGACGTTGCGGAGGGTTTGGAGCTGACAGAAAGCGAAGATTTCGACACACTTGTAGCTAACGTTGTGAGTGTGTTTGAGGACGACCCACAGGGGAGCGGATATTACACGAAACAGGGATATAACAATTCAATAAGATAAGGACTATGAATATAAGCATTTATGATAAGACGGGGGTAGAGATTGCGTCGGTTATTGTCGGCTCTAACTCCTTTGTATTCTCGCAGATAATGGGTGAGAATTATTTGCAGTTGGAGTTCAAACACGGTGATTATATCGACATACGCAGAGACAGTTATTGCATCTATTGCGGTGTTAAATACACGCTTATTCAAGCCGTCGTCGTCGACAAGATAAGCACCGTCGAATACAGCTACACGGCACGATTCGAAGCACCGCAGGAGCTGTTAAAAAACATCATCATGACGCACATGGCAGGAGAGGGGCAGACGCTGACAAAGGCATATGAATGCAATTTCTCTCTTGCTGGCACGGCACAGGAGCACGTGAAGATGCTGTTGAGGAACTCGGGAAGACTTAACGCAAACTTCACAATCGGCACAATCGACACTTCCCTAACGGGTGTTAAGGTGGTCGCATACAATGTTGTGGACTGCAAATCGGCTCTGCAACTTATAGCCAACGCATTTGAAACTGAATGGTGGGTAGAGGGTAATGAGACTAACGGATATACCGTCAATCTTGGCAAATGCTCATTCTCGGAGAACAACCCCACACCGCTTGCGTACGGCTATGATAACGGAGTGTTGGGAGGTGCGAAAAGGCAATTGCACAAAGACGCGCAAAGAATGACGCATATAGCTGTGCAGGGTGGTTCACGCAACATCAACACACTTTCACAACTGCCAAATGTGCCAGCCTATCAGTTTTCAACGTTGCATCTTCCACTTTTAGCGAATGCCGTGGACGGAGTAGGAACGATATACTACGACGTTAAGAACAACAAGTTTGAGGGTGAAACTGGGTTTGAGTTCGCCAATTCCGTATTGCTGACAATCGACAGAAACGCAAACACAATGACATCATCACTCTTCACAGAGGGTGAGGATGTTGTGGTTGAAAGAGCCTACGACCTTAGCGAATATTATCCGCAGAAGACAAGAAAGGTTACGGCATTCGCATTCCAACGTAACAACACGGAGTTTTATATTGAAGACAGAACAATAGAAACAGCGTGTGATTACAAGGCTTACCAGCTTGGAGGGGAGAAAATAACCGTTGTTTTTCAGACAGGCGCGTTGGCAGGAAAGACATTTGACGTTATCAGTTACGACCACACAAACGGACGGTTTGAGTGTGCATTGGCTGATTACGACACAATCAGTATGCCAAGCGTGGATATTGAGATGTGGAGACCCGTTGCGGATTCCGTCAATGGAGGTGATGAGTTCATAGTGTACGGCACGGCACTTCCACGCACATATTTTGCTGACACGACAACAGACCCTTATTCGGGTGCTGAATGGGATATGTGCCGACGCACGGCATCAATACTATGCGAGAATTTCAACGATAAATTTTCTTATTCACTGCCTATTGACGCAAACTGGTTGAGCAGACGCACGGAGGAGGAAAGAACAAAGTTGAAATGCGGATTTTGGGTACATTTTTCCGATAATCAGTTGTGCGGTGGTGGTGAGAATATAAGAATCACAGCCGTAAAGCAGTACCTCACAAAACCTTTGCAACCCGAATTAACGGTTGGCGATGAGGTTAAGAGAGTGAGTGTCGCTCAGAAACTGACGCAAATAGAATCGCACGTCTCGGCAACGTACAACTATGTCAAGACGGTTGAGGAACGCACACAGCAGGGATTGCAGTTAGTGGAGGACACACAATCGGAAATCATTGAGCCATCTGAGGATGTGGAGAACTATAAAGGACGTATCACCATTACTGATTTGCTTGCTATTCCAGTTGATGAAATCGGAATGAATGATTTGTATCTCGTTTATTCGGATGGTAGCGAGGAAGACGGATGGAGCGAGGGGCAGACATTCACGCTTGACGGGGTGACGTACAACGACGGAACATTCTTCCAGTTCATCAATGGCAATTGGGAAGCGGTCGAAAAGGAGGTTGATTTGTCGAATTACTTGCGATTCAACGAACTGCCCAAACAAGTCTCTTTTATTCAGTCCGTCTTTCCGTCAACAAGTTACGATGACTTATACGGAGAGGGTGCTGGCGGTGGACTGCTTATCGCAAGGATAGGCAACTACAAGCTTGACGAGAAAGGCATTTACCAGCCAATATTCGTCGAAAAAGGCACACAGGGACAGCAATATTATTCCAAGAATTACACAAAGACGCTATATGTTCCTTTCGCACGAAGGTATCATCAGGGAGGCGAGTTCCATTACGAAGGTGGAGTCCTTACCGCCACAGACTACCAGCGATTAATGGAGGGAGAAAAGGATGTGTTCGTTGCTACATACGGAGAGACAACTTTCAATGAATTGGTTGATGCATACGAGGATGGGAAAATGATAATCGTAAGACAAGACTCAATTGTGGCAGTGCTTGGATATTTCTATGCGAACGAGTTTCGTTTCTTTGCAATTGACAGATATTCCAGCTCCAGCAATGTTACCACCTATAACTTTCGAATGAGTTTCGCAAACGGATGGAGCGGTAGCAATTTTACAGCGGAGAATAGGGGAGACAGAGTAGTCTCGACGGAAATGTCGGAAAATTTGCTGACAGATAATAAGTATTTGTCCGCTTTGTCGGTCAAGACGCTTATAGAAGAGTATATCGCAGACCTTGCAACCGTCGCAAATAGCGGAGACTACAACGACCTAATCAACAAGCCTACTATCCCGTCTGCCGTGACGGATGCAGTAAGATATTCCGCTCAGTCGCTCACAGACGCGCAGAAGACACAGGCAAGGCAGAACATAGGGGCAGGGGAAACACTGACATTCGACGCAACCCCGACTGCCAATTCCAACAATCCCGTGACTTCTAACGGAATAAAGACCGCATTGGATGGGAAACAGAAAACACTGACATTCGACGCAACCCCGACTGCCAATTCCAACAATCCCGTGACTTCTAACGGAATAAAGACCGCATTGGATGGGAAACAGAAAACACTGACATTCGACGCAACCCCGACTGCCAATTCCAACAATCCCGTGACTTCTAACGGAATAAAGACCGCATTGGATGGGAAACAGAACACACTAACATTTGATACAGCACCGACAGCCAATTCAACCAACCCCGTCACGTCTGGCGGTGTGAAGACAGCGTTGGATGGGAAACAGAAAACACTGACATTCGACGCAACCCCGACTGCCAATTCCAACAATCCCGTGACTTCTAACGGAATAAAGACCGCATTGGATGGGAAACAGAAAACACTGACATTCGACGCAACCCCGACTGCCAATTCCAACAATCCCGTGACTTCTAACGGAATAAAGACCGCATTGGATGGGAAACAGAAAACACTGACATTCGACGCAACCCCGACTGCCAATTCCAACAATCCCGTGACTTCTAACGGAATAAAGACCGCATTGGATGGGAAACAGAA